GGAGATTGAACATGAATATCTACACACGGAACATCGCTGCTCTCTTAAAGATCAGCCTTGAAGAAGCTCTCACGGTTCAAAATCTGATGGAAGAAGACGGCTTCGATTTCAGCGAAGCAACGACTGCCGGGTTCAACCGCGAAGCAAAGTACCAGTTCAAAAATATGACCGTCAACGCCTAAATAATCAACTTTGAAAAGGAAACTATATCATGGCACATCTTATTGAAATGATCGACGGCAAGGCTTCGATGGCATGGGCGGGTGAAACCCCATGGCACGGTCTTGGTACTCAGGTCTCGAATGACCTCACCCCTGAGCAGATGCTCAAGGCTGCAGACCTCGACTGGAAGGTCGTTCCGGTTCCTGCATACGCCACAATCGGTGGTGAACAGGTTGACATTGGTCGCTCGGCTCTGGTCCGTGACCGTGACAACAAGGTCCTTGATGTCATCACGAATGACTGGGTTCCCAATCAGAACTCTGATGCGTTCGATTTCTTCAATGATTTCGTTGCAGCTGGTGAGATGGAGATGCATACCGCCGGTTCACTCCGTGACGGTCAGCTTGTCTGGGCTTTGGCCAAGGTCAAGGACGGTTTCGAGCTGTTCAACGGCGACGCTGTTGAGTCGTACCTCCTCTTCACGAACCCTCACAAGTATGGTTCGTCGATCGACGTACGGTTCACTCCGATCCGCGTTGTGTGCAACAACACTCTGTCGCTCTCGCTGTCGCGTGATGCCAACCAGGTTGTCAAGGTTTCGCATCGCAACGAGTTCAACGGTGACAACGTCAAGGAAATGCTTGGTGTTGCCAAGGAAAAGCTCCAGTCCTACAAGGAAATGGCAGCTTACCTCGGTTCGAAGCGTTTCACCGATGAGAACATCGTTGACTACTTCAAGCGCGTCTTCCCGGTTAGTGGTGCCAAGAAGGAACTCAGCAAGAACGCTGAGATCGCTCTGAACATCATCGATCAGCAGCCTGGTGCTGAGTTCGCTGAGGGTACGTGGTGGCAGGCATTCAATGCCGTCACCTTCATGACCGACCACGTCATTGGCCGAAGCGCTGATACGCGCCTCCAGTCGGCCTGGTACGGTTACAACAAAGGTCTCAAGACACGTGCGCTTGAGACTGCTGTAGAGATGGCAGATGCCGGATGATGTGCGTGTGATGGGAGGGGCTTCGGTCCTTCCCATTATAAATAAGTTTATGGTAGAAGAACACGGCGCTTACTTTGTAGGAATGTGCATCGAGATGGATGATGAGAACATCGTCTTTCCGATCAAGTTTCAGACAAAAGATTACAAGGAAGCTCTGATACTTGCTTCATGCATCGCGGATGGTGATCCACGGAAGCGAGTGATGTATGCAGATATTGACGAAGACTACTATGAGGATGATGACATATGAAAAAACTTCTTATCGGATTGATTACAGCAACCCTACTGGCAACCCCGGCGTACGCCGATCATCAGGACAATAGATCTAATAACGATCGGCGTGGTGGCGGTTGTGGGTGGCTCTGTGGTGCTCTAATCGGTGGTGTAGTGGTTGGTGCTCTGTCCTCAGACAGTCGCACTAGGCGGAACCAGGATCGCAACGACGACAACCGATACTATCCACCAAATTCACGCTATGATGAACGTTACTGTGTCCGTGAGCAGATCGTTGAGTGGCGTGGTGGCGAACGGTACATCTTCTGGCAAACTACCTGCAACTGAGGAACACACAGGAAGAAGTTTATAGCTCTTGCACTGATGGTGGCGTTGACCGCTCCTGCTGTCGCCCAGAAGACACCGGTTGGTGTAACATATGATGCAACTATCGTTCGTGCAGTCGATGGTGATACCGTCATCATTGCCGCGCCATACCTACCACTGCCATTGAAGCCAGAACTTGGTGTACGAATCTTTGGTGTCGACACTCCTGAAAAAGGATTTCGTGGCAAGTGTGACAGTGAGAAGCAACGAGGCGAACAAGCTTCTACCTTCACAAAGGACGCGATCAAGGCTTCTACGAAGCATCAGGTTATTCTCTACGACTGGGATAAGTTTGGTGGTCGTGTTCTCGGTGACATTCTTCTAAATGGATCGAGTCTCCGTGGTCTGCTGATTAAGAATGGATTTGCCCGCGAGTACTTTGGTGATGCAAAACAATCTTGGTGCTGAATGTCTGCCACGTTAGACTCGTTCTTTGATGAGCCGTACGTTCCACCTCTGGTAGATAAGATCCGTCAGAGACGAACTCAGATGATGGTTCATTCATATCTCTACTATGTTCTAGACTCACCGGTTATCAGCGATAACACTTGGCAATACTGGGCAGATGAGTTAGTTGCTCTGCAGAAGCAGGAAAAAGAGATAGGCTTCTATGACGAGGAGTTTGCTGACTGGGATGGATCTACCGGTATGCATCTTCCCAAAGATGACTGGATCGACTACAGAGCAAAATGGTTGGATAAAAATATATGAAACCTGTTTACGTCTTTTATCACTTCTTTTCAAAGCCGGGTTCTGACTGGACGTGGGCACTCGATCAACAATTGCAGATACTAAAAATGTCACATTTGGTATCGATAGCTACGATCAATATGTGTATCACAGGTGAGGTTGATCTAGACTATATTGCAAGGCGCTATCCATTCGTCAATGTGATCGATGTTAGAGGTGTCGATGAACCGAATATCTTCGAAGGCCAGACACTGAGAGCCATACATCTAGCAGACCTGCCTAATGATGCATACGTCCTCTATATCCACAACAAGGGTGCAACTAGTAACTCTACGTATGTTGCAGCATGGCGTGAGACTCTCAACTACGAGATGATCACTAACTGGCAAAAATGTTATAACAAACTGTATCTATATGATGTTGTAGGTGTTAGTGATGCGCATGTACTTAGGTCTAAGTCAGTCATTACTAGCGGTAATTTTTGGTGGGCTACAGCAAAATATCTCAAGACACTGCCAGATCCTATAGACTCTACTCTATATCTGAACAAACACCATCCTGGTGATCCGGACTATAGATATTGCTTTGAGAGATGGATTACAACAAATAATCCATGGTTGTTCTTTTCATGTGATATGTATGTTGATCCATACATTCAATATTATTTTGTAGAAGAACACAATTAGTTGTGTACAATTAAAGTAAAACATAGTATATATAGTATATCAGTTGTTGACAAAGACTGAAAGGTTCCGAGGACGCGGGGGCAGTACCCGCCACCTCCACCATAGACACATCAGCGAGTCGCACTCGTAGTATGGTACTGACCGGATCGTATGCCGGAATATAGGGTTCAAGTCCCTTGGTGTGTCTATGATGGGGGTGACATAGGATCGACTGGGACGCAATAGGAAATTCGAGACTGATTGACTGGCAAAGTGCCGAAAAACGTAGATGCAAACGATAACAACGCATATGGAGCTTACGCGCTAGCCGCATAAGAAATCGGGGGTCGGTGGGTACCTAGCAACAGAAACCCACCAATTTGCTACCAGTTGCACCGTGGGTGCTATAAGTGGTGTACATTATATGCCGGTTGGTGTATAAATAAAATATGGCGGAGGATATCCTCCATTGACTCTTACAAAACTTCAAGTCTTAGATGGCTAGAAAGCGATCCCACTCGGGGATCACCGACGAAAACACTAATGATTTTGCATTTCCAGTAAGAGGGAAATGGATGGAAGATACTTTCGTTATTCTCTTTGTATCTTCTCATTGCAATGTAGACGATAGAGAGCTGTGATGCTCTTGCAATTTCGTCTTCATTAGCCAAGGTCATTTGCCCAAGAGGTAAAAATGACAACTACTATTAGAAGTACAAGTTTCCCATACTTTAAATTGATGCAGGGATTCATTATTGGTGCTATAGCATCTGCGGCCGTTGCAGTAGCAATGCCTCCGCCAGATCCAATCATCAAGATCGTTAAAGTACCGGAAGTACATATAGTCGAAAAGACAGTAATCGTTAATAAACCTGTCTATCTTAACAATAACGATAAACGACAGATTCAATGCCTTGCAGAAAATGCATATTTCGAAGCAGGCAATCAATCTCAAAAAGGCAAAGTAGCCGTAACACATGTGGTTATGAACCGGGTCAAGGATGAAAGATTTCCTAAATCCGCTTGTGCTGTTGTCCACCAAAAGAGGCATGGTGTATGCCAGTTCTCTTGGGTCTGTGAGGGCAAGAAGCACGTTCGTAATATGACCATGTTCGCAGACGCGAGGCGCGCTGCCGAGAATGTCTATCTGGGAAATACCCGCGATGTGACAAGAGGTGCAAAGTTCTATCATGCTAACTATGTAAACCCAAACTGGGGTATGACACGTGTGACTCAAATCGGGGCACACATTTTTTATAGAGGATGAATTATAGTGGACGACGTTATCTTTGAGAAAGCCTTGACTACTGAAAAGTTCATCAAGGACATCGAAACTCTTGTAACCAAGAACAACCTAGACTATTTAGATGCCGTCGTCCACTATTGTGAGACGAATAATGTAGAGATCGAGGCAGCAGCCATGATCATCCGTAACAATGTACGGATCAAGTCGAAGCTTCAATTCGAGTGTGAGGAACTTAACTTCCTCCCTAAGAGGGCACATCTGCCACTATGACACCATTTGAGAGCTATACCACTTTCCTAGCGGTCAAGAGTCACTTCACCACATCATACGACTATATCAAGTACAACGGCAAGGTCAATGCGACTCAGTCTTCATTCGAGACACGTAAGGACAAGTACCAGTACTACAAGCTCTCCAAGCATAAGGATCCACTTCAGTATCTTGTAGCCAACTTTATTGATGGTGATCTTAAGTGGGTTGGTGATCTATTCAATGATGACTCAGAGAAGGTCTATGCAGGTTGGTTGAAGCGGCAACAATCATTGTCATATATTTTTGAGCAAGA